ATGAAACATATTAGCAAAGAAACTAAAACCTTCAAACTCTTTTCTGCTCTCCAGAATGGCGAGAAGGTAACAGCCGCTCAGGCTGCAAAACGCTTCGGCATTAAGAATATTGCCGCTGAAGCAAGCCGTATCCGTCAACATGGTTATGCTGTCTATGCAAACCGTAAGACTGCTGGTAATAACGTCGAAGTTACTACCTACGAAATCGGTATGCCATCACGTGAGATCGTTGCTCTCGGATACTTGGCCAAGTCAATGGGCATCACCCTGTAAAGAGTTGCTCCCAAAGTCCTAGGATTCGCTCCCCTAGGCAACCCCTGGACCCGTTGACCCTAGTGGTTGACGGGTCTTTCTTTTGGCGTTATAATACACACATGAACACAAAGGAGCTGAAGATGAAAGACTACATTGTTTACACCTGCGAGGGTGTGCTGATCATGTCTGCACCCAACTTGGAAACTGCCTACGAACTGGCCAACGAGTGGGAATTGGAGTTTGAGAGCATTGAATTAGCAGAAAGACTTAATTAACCCTAGTGGTTGACAGGTTATCCAAAAGAACATATAATACACACATGAAACAAACAAAGGAGAAGAACATGACTAACAGAGTAACAGTAGCAGAGATGATGGCCGCATTGAGCAAGATGCCCCCAGATGCCACAGTGACCGTGCGTGGTAGTTACGAGACCTATGACGGGTACAGCCACCCTGAGGTTACGATGGATGCTGACGGCGAAGTGGTGATCAGCGAGGCCAGCGAGCCTGACGATTACGACTACGATGACGACGGTTACGAGGATCGCGGCTTGGCGACTTGCCGAGACTGATATGGTAACCATTGACCATACATTGAACGAGTTTGAGGTCCTAGTGGTCGCAGAGTGTCTGAAGAACAGGGGCATCGACCACTACAGCCTACACAAGGGCAACGACTGTATTTGGGCCAGCTACGGTGTAGTAAATGAGTATTACATCTTTAAGGCGGGTCTTTTGGTTGACATCCAGATAGATTGAACATATAATACATACATCAACAACGCACTTAGGAGCAGATCATGAGCAAATTCATTCTTGGAGTAGTGGTTACATTGGCAGTTCTTTATCCTGCTGTGACAAAGAACATCTTTGGAACCGCTGTGGATACTACACACACGGTAGTGACTACTACACTGGAAAAGAACTCTAAATAACCCTTGTGGTTGACAGGCTATTGATTTGAGCTTATAATACATACATGTTCAACGCACTAGAGGAAACAAAGATGACTACAGCAACAGAAACTTTCAACGCCGCCGCAGTACAAGCAGCCTGCAACGAAGCGGCAATCCAAGCTCGTACAGCCGCTAAGGCATTCTATGCCCAACACGGTGATCGCGATGCCTGTGGCTTTGCCTGGGTTGATGTCTGGGGTGTGCGATCAAACAGCCGCCTGGGCAAGACACTTCAATCATTTGGCTTCCGCAAGAGCTACACAGGCAGTCTCCAACTGTGGAGCCCATGTGGTAGCCCAACACAATCAATTTCAATCAAAGAAGCAGGTGCCGAAGCCTACGCAGAAGTACTGACACGCAAGTTGGGCATCAAAGCCTACGCAGGTAGTCGTTTAGATTAAACTCCAAAAGGGCTTGACACACAGGCCCTTTGACAGTATAATACAGACTTACACACAAAGGAGCAGAGATGGATATCAAACAAGTCAATTCAGCGATCATGTTTGGCAACTTCACTAACGTTGAACTTACCAGCATCATCGACGCTGTCAAATGGGCTCGTGCTAGCCTAGCTAAATCAGTTAAGAACGGTCTTAGCATTGGCGATCAAGTACAATTCACTAGCACAAAGAACGGCATGACCTACACAGGCACCGTGAGCAAGATCGCTATCAAATATGTCACGGTAAAGACCACAATGGGTCTGTGGAAAGTGCCTGCATCAATGCTGAGTTTAGTAACTGACAAGGAGTACGCATAATGGTTGAACTTGAACTCTACGGGCTTACTGCCCGTCAACAATTCCTCGCTGATATCATGTGGCAACTAGAGGAATACGATGATGTCCAGGCATTCATCGCTACCTTGCCCGATAGTGAAGCCTGCGAGTGCGAATCAATCATCGAAATGATGAAGTTGGCCCTTGTTGAACAGTATGCTGAGGGCATGGCCGAAGAAGTGCCTATGACCGAGGCCAAACAACTGATTGACAAAGTCCGTAAATAATAGTATAATACACTTTTAAACACAAAGGAACACACATGGCAAAAGCTAACATGAAACCCAGCTCTGTTACCCAAGTACTTGAATTCGATACGGATGCGATCAAGCGCCGTGAGAAGGAAGTGGCACGTGAGTCGGATCAAGAGATCCTGGATCGACTGGCAGAACGGTTTGACATCTTAACGGATATGACCAAGGCTGTGAAAGCTGGTGATGTACGTGCCATGATTGTATCAGGTCCTCCGGGCGTGGGCAAGAGCTATGGTGTTGAGGCAGTACTGCAAAAGGACGGTCTGTTTGACACACTAGCAGAACGCAAGCCACGCTATGAGATCGTTAAAGGCGCTATGTCAGCACTTGGACTCTACGCTAAACTCTATGAGTTCTCCGCTGAGAAGAACGTGGTTGTGTTCGATGACTGCGACTCAGTGCTGATGGACGAGCTATCCTTGAACATCCTTAAGGGTGCCTTGGATAGTTCAAAGAAGCGTTTCATTGCTTGGAATACAGACAGCAGACTCCTTCGCAGTGAAGGCATCCCAGATCGCTTTGAGTTCAAAGGCTCTGCGATCTTTATCACCAACATCAAGTTTGAGCACGTTCGCTCAAAGAAACTCAAAGACCACTTGGATGCATTAGAGTCACGTTGCCATTATATTGATCTCCAAATGGACACAGAACGTGAAAAGATGTTGCGCATACAACAGGTGGTCAAAGAGAACGAGATGCTGGCTGACTACGAGTTTGAGCCCTGTGTACAGGACGAGCTGATTGAGTTCGTAGTAGAGAACCAAGAGAAGTTGCGTGAGCTGAGCCTGCGCATGGTACTCAAGTTGGCCGATCTACGCAAGGCTTTCCCAGCTAACTGGAAGAGTCATGCCAAGACTACCTGTATGAAGCGTACATGATCTTAGAACGCTTGGCGCTCTACGGTACATTAGGCCTAGTGCTCGTTGCACAGGGCACACACTGGACAGACCCACTCTACTGGTGTGTGCTGGCCCTAGTTTGGACAGCAGAACATATGGCTCATGCTGAAGGATACAGCAATGCTACTGACCTAGCACAGGCTGTATGGCAGTCCAGTAAGGCAGCACTAGAAGAAGCACAACGACTTAATGATAAGAACATGGATAACACACAATGACTAACACAGAGTATAGCCCTACATGTACATACATAGGCACAGACTACAACAGACTACAACCCATATGCTGTAACACTAGCATAGCTAACAAGAGCTATTGCGAAGAACATGTTTGGATTGTCTATCAACAAGGTAGCAGTTTGGCACGTAGGCGCAAAGATATCCGTAGAGCGCACTCAATCTCAGAGATCGTATCTGACTTGAATGATGTTTATGCTGAACTTATTGCCGATGGAGAGGTCGAGGAGGCCTGAGGTGGTGGCGGTGCACCAGGAGGTGCTCTTACAAACCGCAAAGCGCAAACACAGCAACAGCAAGCAAAACCAACCACCTGTTAGACTAGATCACCACCACCCGAGATCTCCGTGGCCTTAAAATTTTGCGTAGCAATTTTTTAGGGTTGTATATAGGCCGGTCCCTCACTTAAATATTCAGTAGGTGAGTCAACAGTGCCGGGAAGGATGCTAATCACTATGGTTTTCGCTGTTTCTCATAGTGCAGGTCAACAGCCCAATTCCCCACCTACACCTGTTTGCGTTCTTACCCCAATCTAGCTAAAATATTACGAGCTCTAATACGTAGTTGTTCTGTAAATTCTTCTTCACTAAGCACCCCTTTAGCCAAATTACATTTACGGCAAGTGACCTGTAGATTTTTAAAAGTTGTTTCTCCACCCCGGGATTCCGGAATAACGTGATCCATATGTATTTCGCTGTTGGTCAGATCTTCGTCACAGTAGACACAATGTAGGCCATCTCTATCTATCACTCTTCGACGTAAGTTAGTGGGTATACGTTGTTTCAGCATGGAAAATATTTATTCAACAGTGTCAATGCATAGAGATTTTAGAAACAGTCATACAGCCAATATGCAGAGTAATCAATTAATTGCCGGGATAGTAGACAGAGTCAAATTAAGTTAGCAGTTAGTATGTTTTGAAAAAAATTTTTGCGCTGCCCCTCTGGGGTTTGGCTCTCTAGTGCTGATCTAGCAGTGGTAAATATCTGTCATGCGCATGTTATGGGACAAATATCCAGAATTGCCGTATATGGCAATAGCACCGTGGCCAGTAATAGAATACAATGGGCAAGCGGATTGGGTCGCCAGTGTAGATCTAGTGGAGTCCTGGTTAGCCAGTAGTATAGGTCCGCATTATGTAGCGTGGACCTGGAGTATGTGGACCTTACATCAAAGTGGTTATTGTAGTGTAAATTTTCTTCGTGAGCGTGACACCACGTTGTTCTTACTCAAGTGGGGATAATAGTGTTCAACCATAGTTGACAATCTGGCCAATTACGATAGATATGTGCCAAGCCACCTTTAATCTGCCATTCTGTACAATTACTAGTTCTATCGTCTATAAGTATATCTCCGGGTTGGCAATGTCTTTGTTTATCGTGACTAAATGGGCCAAAGAAAACTGGTATATTCGGGAAGTAGTCGTTAGCCCACCATACTTTGTCCTGTGCGGCCCAAGGCATGGAATAGTCGTGTGGTAGAGCAGTCAAGAAAAACAGGCCATCAGCCCGACCAGCGGTCACTGTATTGCGACAGTATTCAACTAGTTCGTTAGCTCCGGGTTTAAGTGGTAAGTTTCTATAAAACCTACTATCCTTTTTAATACGATCCCAATCTTGTTGTGGGATACGTTCGTTATCTTTACTCCAGCGCATTTTAAGGAATTGTTCAGCGGCTGCATGCCAATCTGCAACCACGTCGTCCATATCTAAATAAATTGTTGTCATACTATCAGTATATAGTAAAGTAGTTAATTAGTCAAGACTCAAACTTTGATCTTCAGCATCTGTAATAGCTTTCATCAGTTGATTAATTTTGCCATTATTTCTCAAAGTTTTAAACACAATATTAGCTCTACCAAATTCACCTTGTTGTTTAAGGCCCAATCTTCGATAATTTTTAATTAGATCTCTAACCATATAGAGTTCTTTAATTTTGTCCTGTGCAATAGCGTTATTAATCACACTAATCCAAGCATTAGTAACGCCGTCAACGCCTCCGGGCAGATGTTCTGCATGCCGTTGGGGATGATTAATCCATTGATCTAAGATTATGCTATAACTGCTACCTGTAACTGGTTTATTAAGATCTTCTACATATAGTTCCACAGGTATATCGTGGATATTAATATTATGTTTAAGTTTCCATAAGCTACGTTTAGTATCGAACAATTCGTCAACAGGTTGATCGCATTGCACCCGGTTATAGTCTATGATCAGATGTAGATCCAAGTCGCTTTTATCTGTATAGCTGTAATTAGCCTGACTACCGGTGATGATCACATCTTTGACCTGTACAGGAACCTCAAGAAACTTGTGGAATTTAATAGCGATTTTCAATAATGCCGCACGGACCTTGGGCGTTAATTTATTAGTTAAAGTCCAAAGTTTAGGGTTTAATTCGGTGTGCAGGATCACACCTGGTACTAGTTCAGAGGCTCGCATGATCAGTTATTTATCGAGTAAATACTAGCATGACAGGAAGAACCACATATCAAGGACAGATATTAATAGCACAGCCCAAATGTGTTACTAATTTCTTTGCCCGTAGCACGATATTAGTAATAGCCCATACAAATCAAGGTGCATGGGGAGTAATTACCAATCGAGTGTTCAACAAATTAGAAAGCGGATTAGAAGTAATAATGAATCAAGCGGGTATAGAATATTCAGCAGATCAACCCGAACCATTATATGTAGGTGGTCCTGTAGAAACCAATAAGATTCATGTAATACATAGCATGGATTGGTTTAGTTCAGGTACACAGATTGTTCGAGGGGATTATCTCTGTGGAATAGGAGTGACCAGTGATCTCAGTATTTTAGCTGCCATAGCTAACAATCAAGGCCCCGAGCATTATCGTGTAGCCATAGGTATGTGTGCGTGGGGTCCCGGGCAATTAGAGGGGGAAATGGCGGGGATACCGCCGTGGTTGCCCGAACATCGTTGGTTAAGTGTACCTGCAACAATAGAAAATGTTTTTGAGTTTGAAGAAAGTTTTCAATGGCAGAATGCTATTTCAGAAGCTGCCAGTGATGCCACTAAAGAGTGGTTTTAATCTTTTTCAGAATTCAATCCAGCCAATAGTGCTTTAATTCTAGCACCTCCAACATCTGCTCGGACTTTAGGTGCATTAGTTCCATTTCTAATATCTATTTCGCCGGTTTCGGGATCTGTATTTGTGGGTGTAACTGTACTAGTTTTCTTTAAATTAGCGTATACACTATTTCCATTGCCAGTAGTTTGTCCCAATGATTGTGATTCTTCTTCGCCTAGATCTGTAATTCTAAGTGTATCTAAGTTAAATTCTAAATCTAATTTTTGACCCACACCACTACTTGAACGTGTTTTCATAAATTGAATTTGATATCTACCACGTTCCTTCATAGCACGACTAGTAAAGATACCTATGACGTTATCTGCTGTCATAATCTTACTCAATCCTCCTGAAATATGGCTGTGATCAAATTCAATTTCCTCAACTGCTGAACGATTTAATTGACTAGCTGTTACACAAATTGCTTTTGTTTCCATGGCCAAATTACGGATCTCTTCACTCACATATTTGTCTTTAACAAACAGATCGCTGGGCGACACCTTCACACTTAGTGGCATCATTAAATCCAAGTAATCTATTAAAATTACGTCTGGTTTT